CGCTTTGTTCAATATTTCTTGCTTCCCTTAATTCTTTAATTCTTTGTCCTATTTCTAGGTATTTTTCCTTGCTAACCATGACTTTTTTTCTCCTTACGTTCTATAAGTCCATTATATAGAAGAAATGATTTAAAATCAAGTGAAATGATAAAAAAATAAAAAAAATATGAAAAAAAATCAAAAAAAGTGTTGACAAATGATTATAAGTCATATATAATGGTCTCATAAATCAAATACATGATTTAAAATCATAAAAAGAAAGGAGTCTTAAATGGCACAACCAACAATTACTATCGCAGAGTTGCGAGCGAGACATGATAAAATGACTCAATCACAACTCGCAGAATTAGTCGGAGTCCGAGCTCAAACTATCAACGCTTGGGAAAAGGACATTACATCTATTAAAGCTCAACACCTTTTAAAGTTGTGTGAAGTTTTAGGAACAACTGCAAGTGACCTTTTAGGGGTTTAATTTTTTACCAAGTATATGATTTTAAATCATATAAGAAAGGAGATATATGCCAAGACCGAAACATTGGCCGTATGTTGCTAAGAAAAGCAAAGAAAGGCCACGATTTAGCAGTTTGTCCTTACGTGACAATAAATTGATTTTGGATTCCAAGGAATTAACAGGGGTCAAAAATTATGAATTGAAAAGTATAGAATCAACGACAAGATTTTCTGAATTAAAAATTACTTTACTTGTTAAGTTGGTCTGAAATAACTTTTGAAATGACTTCTACAGAGATGTCTTTTAAAACATTCAATGAAAACGAGCCTACTTTTGAAGCTATGCTCTTGGTCTTATTCCAATTTGTATCTTGTCTAATATTAGCTAGAAACTCGTGTGCTTCTGGAGACAAGTCAATAATAATTGCGGATAAGTCAAAAGTGTAAGTTACTTCTCCAATAAAAAATCCTGCGTAGTCTGCTTGACGAATATGATAAAAAACCGTATCTACTCCGTATTTATCAAACAAAGGTTCGTCCTCTTCTTCGTTGTAGATCACAACATTATCGAATGTAGATTTTGCTTCGACATCAAGCAATAGGTCACGAATACAATCAGGATTTAATTTCATCAGAATTACCTCGTTTTTATTTTGATTATACCACATTAGAAAGGAATACTATGAAACCAAACCGATATCCGTATAGTGGAAAAAAGGCCATACCTTAATAAAGGCAGGCCATGAATTAGTTGAAAAAGTTTTAAGAAACACTAGTTATCTTGAGAATTTACTAGCAATCAAATTGTAAGGAGTAGCAATGGAAACATTCATTATATCAGTTCTAACATCTTTAATTGTGACATATGTTATGATGCATTACCACATTTATAAAGTGAATGAACTGTACAAAAAATATATGGACTTTGAAACATCAAGTGTTAAGAAATTTGCCGAAGACATTATAAGCAAACTTCCAAAAAATTCTTCCCTAGAGGAGTGATAGAAAAACACATTTTTCTAAGACTAAATTTTGGAAATTCTCGAAGAAGATATTGAACAACGGAGTTATTTCTAATGAAATCATAATTTGAATCGTCCGTAGAATATGTATCGTTTTTAATTTTTAAGAGACCTAGTCGTTCTAAGTTCGTTAAAGAAGGGGCGAGTTCATCAATTCCTTCAGAACCATCTATAAAGTATATGATTGGGAATATTGTTTTAGTTCCTATATCGGATTTTTCTACGGCTTTCATGCAAGGAATTGGGGAGTCTGTTGCGTAGCCCTGTTCTTTTAAGAATTGGAGAATCAGAGCATCTGTGATATCTAGTTGCTTGATAATTTCAACGAAAGACGGGTGTATAATCGAGTTCTTTCGATCGTCGAACGAACTTGCTAGTATTTTCGCGAACATAGAGCGCAGCTCTTCTTCCTCAATATAATACTTAGATGCTTCCAATGCAGGACCTAATATTTTTAGAGGTGGTTCTTGGACATTCTCTGGTGGGATAGCTGCCACTTGTTGAAGTGTGCTATTTCTGAGATTCTCAACATCGATTTCGTTTTTTGCACGCAATAATGCTGCTTGATTAGAAACATCGTGTCCATAATTGATATACCACCAATCTTGCAAAGTTTGAATAGGTCCAGCGAATACACCGGCTGAAGTAGCTCCTCCTAAAAATCCTGTAACAAGAGGAAGAAAGTCTTTGAATTGGTTAGGGTCCATGATAATGATTTCTTTCTGTTTAGATTTTGACTAAAACAGTGAGAGGTCCTAGTCATAAGTTATTATATCAAATCAAGGAGGAATCACATCGGTCTCAAGACTGATATAGGAGGTTGAATGGAGGATAAAATCATAGAATTAGCTGATTACTTTATCAGTGAGCACACAACATACAGAGAAGCTAAAATAGCGTGTGAGAAGCTATTAAAACAAGTTAGCCATGAGATTGAACTCAGGGCGATGGAAAGTAAAATTCCTAAACAAAAAAGCACCTAACAAAAGTCAGGCGCTTACCAAAATATTCACTTAAAGTATAACACAGAAAGAGAGGAAAATCCATGCCTAAAGCAGAAATTACTTACAAGCCAGTTGGAATAAATGAAAAAGCGACTCATGGAGATTATACACATCTTTGTCAGATGTGGGAAGGTCTCACGGTTGGTACTGCTAAAATTTGGGCTACTGAAATGCGAGGTCATCCAGATTTTAAACAATTTATTGATAATCCAACACATAAAATTGTATTCGTCAATTACGAAGGTTTTCGACTTTTCGTGAAATGGAAAAGCAGAAATCGTTACCGAACTAAAAAAGAAACTCTGGCAGAAATGCTAGAAAATCTAAAAAAAGAAAAACAATTGGGAGTTTAACATGAACCTACTAGACAAACTTACAAAATGGTTTTTTAAAACAACAAAAATTGAAGTCAATCAAGATTGGCGATTGGTCGCATTAGACTTGAACCGTGAATTGATTGAAGAACGACAAAAAAACAAAATCTTGTATCAGCGCATCGCTGACTTAGAAAAATTATCAGAGGTGTAACATGAAATACTTTATACCAAAAATTGACATTGAATGCGAAAGTTTTGAAGAAACTAAATCATCTTTCGGTACATTTCCAAGGCATGAATACCATTTTAAAAACGGTTACGGTGCAAGTGTTATTCATAATCCTTATTCATACGGTTTAGAGTTAGCCGTGTTAAAACATAACAATGAAACTGAAGAATGGAATCTTACCTATGATACAAAAATTACAGATGATGTAGTCGGTTATATCAGCGGTAAAGAAGAATTAGAAAAACTTTTAAATAAGATTTCACAATTAGAAAAGGAAAATTAACATGACAGAACCAAATATCGCAGAACAATTATTAGGAATTGCAGTTATATTCATCATCTTATTCACAGTGATGGTACTCACTGCTAAAGAAGAACAGAAAGTCGAAGTGGTAGAAGAAGAACAGGAAGATTTCTATACTATCGCACGCACAAACATTCGCAACTGTGACCGTCAATTCACATACGACACACAAAAACCAGAGGGGCTAAGACCTGAACTACTTGCCCTACCATATCCAAAGGGGTGATTACATGAGCCTATATATCTGGAAGTGTGGATGTAAGGATTGTGGGAATACATTCGAGTATGTCGATAGTTACCCAATCATTGAATGTCCTAAGTGTGGGAGCGTGGATTTGGTTAATGAATTTGAAGGAAGGGAGTATGACTAAATGACTCAAGCGGAACGAATTAGGGAATATTATAGAGACCACCCTACTGCCTTATATGATGAAGTAGCTGAGGTTGTCGGTACAACAAATAGCAATGTGAGAGCAAATTTAGCCAAAGACATCAAGGCAGGAAAATGTATCCGCTTGGAAGATAAGTCATTTGACTATTCACCTTACTTTAATCACACAAAAGCACTCACAGAGTTGGTTGATTGGAAAAATGAAACCAGACGTGAGTGGGTGGAAATGCTGACAAGAGCAGCAGAAAAAGAAACAGATAGCAACGTTATGCGATTGCTAATCAAAGAAGCAAATAAACTAATGAAAGAGGTGACGAAATAATGCCAACACTTTACGAATTAACAGGCCAATTCCTTGATATTTATAACTTGGAATTGGATGAAGAAACTAAACTAGATACGCTTGATAGTATTGACTGGCAAACAGACTACGAAAACAAAGTTGAAAACTATATCAAGATAATGAAAAATATTGAAGCTGATGTCGAAGCACGAAAAAATGAAATCAAGCGCTTGACTGAATTGAACAAAGCTGATGAAAAGAAGAAAGATCACTTGAAAGAAACACTTTCTACCAGCATGTCTCTTACTGGTCATGAACGTGTAGACACACCGCTATTTAAAGTTTCATTCCGTAAGTCTCAAGCAGTCGAAGTGGATGAAACAGTCTTACCAGAAAGTTACAAGGTAGCAACTTGGAAACCCGATAAGAAACGACTCAAAGAAGACTTAAAAAATGGTCTTGAAATTATCGGTGCAACTCTAGTAGAAAGGAAGAATTTGAGTATTAGGTAAGAAGATATGAAAATTCTAGCAATCGACCCAGCTTCCAATAAAATTGAAACTTCAACAACAGGGATTGTCTTACTTGATAATGCACGGTTAGTCGATAGCTGGGTAGTGGAATATGGTATGAAGGGATTTGCTAAGTGGTTTCATAGCATTGGAACAACACTTGAATTTGATGTAGTGGTTGTCGAAGAATTTAGAACCAGAGATAACGATAGGTCAAAAGACAATAGTGTGTTAGAAACTATTGCTTATATGCAGTTATGCTATCCAGATGCCATTCTTCAATATAACGGTGGCTATAAGTCAGATATTCCAGACGCCCTATTAAAAATCTTAGGTCTTTGGAAATTCGAGAAAAGTCATCATCAGGATATTCGAGCGGCAGCAAGACTTGGACTATTCTGGGCAATGAGAAATAATGTTGAAGAAGTTATCCAAGATATCGGGAAGGTGGTGAGCGAGTATCACAATAACTCTTAGAAAGTGGCAAGCTGAAGCAGTTAAAAGAAGTGACCACTTATCAAATGGAATTTTTTTAGAAGCTCTTGGGGGCAGAGGTAAAACCATCTGTGCGCTTGCTATTGCAAAGCATAAAAAAGCTAAGAAAATCATCATCACCAATAACAGACTAGCAATCTTGAATGGTTGGATAGATGCAGTCAAGTTTATGAATTTTGATAAAGATGTTGAGATTATCATTCAGACAGATAGATATCTTCAAAATCAAGTCAAAAAGGGGCATAAATTAGCCTGTGACGTGCTGATTGTCGATGAATGGCAGAATATGTCGAGCGATAAGCAAGTAGCCTTATATCACAAAATAAAGCGAAAATACACGATAGGTCTTTCAGCAACGCCAATCAGAAAAAAAGGTCAAAACTTCTACCCACTAGAAAAAATCGTTTTTGGTTGGGCAACACCTAATAATAAGTTTGATTGGCAAAAGGCTCACGGAAAAATGGTCTATGATCCATTAAGTTATTCAAAAGAGAAGTGGGAAGATTTTAGAGATTATGAACGTTATGTCTCGAATCTACCAAACTTCTTTAGGTGGGAAAAAATCGAAGAAATTGAAAACGCAGTTGAGAATAACGGTTTTGAGATTAAATTCTATCGAAAGAGAGTTGCTCCTGGCAATCCAGAAAAACTTGCTGAATTTAGGAAGTTAAATCTAGTCACAGTAAATGGTAAGACTGCCATGGCTAAGCAATATTTTGGAAGGAACACCTTCGAGCGCTACCTAAACCAAACTGGTGTAGATGTTGATTTTCCGAAATTAAAAGCAGTCAACAAAGACACACCATTATTGATAGAACTTGATGGACTAATTGAACGAGCACCACACGATATGCTGATTGTCAGTAAGTCTAAACAGATTGTGAATGTTATCCGCGAAAGACATCCAAATATTGGTATCTGGACTGGAGACATAAAGGACGGTCTAGATAATCAGATAGTGGTTGCTACCAGTCAAGTTTTAGGCGTAGGCGTTGATGGCCTACAACACAAATACCAAACGATTGTCGTACTAGATCCAGTCGAAGAAGGCTCTGGAGAATACGATGATTACCGACAGTTGCTTTGGCGCATAACAGGAAGTCGTCAGCAACACGATGTAAATGTAATTGAATTTTATTATAAAGGAGTATAAATCTTGTTTAAATTACCAGAAAACAAACCACAAATCCCGAAAGACACCCCTCGTAACTATTTCATCTACGGTGAAACCATGAGTGGTAAGTCTTATCTAGCAAACGAATTTCCAAACCCTATTGTATTAAACACGGACGGAAATGCAGAAGCTAACAGCGTACCAAGTATTCAACTATTGAATGAAAAAGACACCTCTGGACGAATTACCAATTCAGTTATCAAACAGTTGGGTGAAATCCTCCTGGCACTTCAAACACAAAAACATTCTTATGAAACAGTTGTAGTCGATGTAATCGATGATGTTATCGAGATGATTAAAATCGCTGTGTGTGATGAACTAACTCCACCAGGGAAACCTCGTTTGAAATCCTTGTCAGAAATTCCATACGGTAAAGGTTATGATTTCTTTAATCAAGCAGTCACTGAATTGGTTATTGACCTTAAAGCCTTACCGATGAATGTTATCTATATCAGTCGTCAAATCTCTGAATATGATGATAACGGTAATGCTACCAAAGACAAACCAAGCTTGAAAGATAAGTATGTCAACCTTATCAATGGTAACTCTGACTTAATGATTCATACAGAAAAAATCGGTAATAACTATAACCGTGAGGTTGACCGTAAGCGTAAATCTTACTACATGGATCAAGTTGATGACAAGAAAATCTTGAAAATCTTAACAACAATCCGTGGTGCATTGACACCTGCTAAACCTAAAAAAGTTGAAAAAACTGAAACAACAAACAATGAACCGACTGCAGCAGTAGAGAAAAAAGAAGATGCAACAGTTAAAGAACTATTTTAAGAATTAAAGGAGAAAACACATGAGTTTATTAGATATCGCACAATCAATCAAAAAAGAAGGTTTTGACCCACGTAAAGACAGCGCGAATGGTCCTGCACCAATCCCAGCTGGTGAATACCAAGCAATCCTTAAATCCGTTAAATTCAATATTTCAGAAAAAGGCTGGGAAAGTCTCCAATACTGCTTTGAAATCCGTGGTGGTGACTATGATGGTCGAGTTGAGTATGCATCATTTGGAACGCTAGACACTTGGAATAACAAAGATATTTCTTGGTCAGTCCAACGCACTATTAAATTCTTCCAAAAGGCTCTTGCATTTGCAGACGATGCACCTTTAAAAGCTGACTTTGAAGATGGGAAAGCACTAGAAGAAGCGCTTCAACGTAAAGCAGTTGGTTCTTACTTCAAGTTGATTATTATTGAAACAGAAAGCAAAGGTAAAACATACCGTAGCTATGATCTTGATGAAGCTGAAGGACTTCCAAGCGCTGAAGGTTTAGAAATCAGTGAAGACGATTTACCATTCTAAAAAAATAAAAAAATAGGAGGAAATTGGAATGGCTAGTATGAAAGAGTACGCTCTAAAATATCAAAATTTAGGATTTTCAGTCATTCCAATCAATCCTAAAAACAAGATGCCTTTGATTGAATTTGCTGATAAACCTGCCATGACTGCAAGTGAAATTGAAGCTTTTTGGGATGGTTATCCAAACGCTAACATTGCTCTTAAAACAACTAATTTCTTTGTTATTGATATTGACAAACACGGCAAATCAAACGGTTTTGAGTCTCTTAAAAAGTGGAAATACTTAAAACTGATTGAACCAACCCTACAAGCTAAAACTGCAAGCGGTGGGAAACATCTATTCTACTTCAAAAGAGATGATGAGCCTATCACACAGATGATCGGTTTCCTACCAGGTGTTGATATTAAGGCTCACGAAAATAACTATATTCTTGTAGCACCATCTGCCACAGATAAAGGGCAATATGAGTGGGATTTAGAAAAATCAAAGGAAGGTGGAACAATCGTAACACCTTCCAGAGATTTAATTCGAGCAATCAAGAAACAATACAAAGAAACACATGGTCATACCTATGATGGTAAAGATGGTTTAAGGGATTTAGCTAGAAGGTCTTATACACGAGACAGAACCCAAACCACTGAATTATTTGAAACAATCGCCCTTGGTTTTGGTGATGAAGGTGGACGAAACGATAAACTAGCAAAGTTCGTAGGTGGTCTATTATATCGAGCAGTCGATGATGAAGTAGTCATTCAATTGGCAAGACTAGCGAATACTAACAGTCAAAATCCTTTACCTGAAAAAGAAGTGATGCGTACTGTTGAAAGTATGATTAAAAAAGATAGAAGGTGAGAACAATTGGTAATGTAGTTAGCATAAATTCACAAGATACAATGATACTGAACGATAAAGGAGGAATTAAATCAAATAGTCCAAATAATGTACTTCTTTCTTTCAAGGCTGATGATCAATTAAGTATTTACCTAAAACATAATGAATTTTCACAAGAGCATGAACTAACCAAAGATATCAGAATTGGAAATACTTTTTTTAAAAAAGGAGAGTTACCCTCTAATTTTGATTCGGTTGTAAAAGTTTATTTTGAAAGTGTATTAGGTGTTGCTTTCTCAAACCAAGCGATGCTGGATGGCATGGAAACCTTCTTCTCAGAAAGGTCATACAATCCAGTTATGGAATATATGGAACGTGCAGCAAGTAATTGGGATGGGCGTAAACGCATCAACCAAATGCTTCAAGTCTACCTCGGTGCAGAAGATATTGATTTAGTTTCTAAAATTGCTGAAATGTGGTTAGTTGGCGCAGTTGCTAAAGTATACGACCCTTACGCTAAATTTGATTATGTTTTAGATCTCGTAGGTGGTCAAGGTGTTGGGAAAACCTCACTCCTTCAAAAGCTGGGTGGTGAATGGTATACCGATGCTGTCACAGATTTTGCAAACAAAGATAACTACGACATCATGTTAAAAGCATTAATTGTAAATGATGATGAAATGGTTGCTAGTAACCGAATGAGTTTCGCTGAAACAAAAGCATTTATCTCAAAAACAAGCTTACGTTTTCGTAAGCCTTACATGAAGCGTACTGAGGAATTTGCTAAAAATTTTGTACTAGCACGCACGACAAATCAGAAGGAATACTTAAAAGACAAAACTGGTGAACGTAGGTTTTTATCCGTCATGGCAGATACTAGCAGACAGAAGAAACACCCTATGGAAATCGAACCTGAAACAGTCGAACAAATTTGGGGCGAAGCTGTCACAATCTATAAAGCTGGTGCTGATTTGATGTTTGATAAAGAAACTGAAGAACGATTGGAAATCTATCGTGAGAAATTCATGTATCGTGATGAAGTGGAATTACAAGTGCTTGAATACTTGGAAATGCCTATTCCTGATAATTGGTCGAGTTGGTCAATTCAACAACAACATCAGTATACTAGCAAGTATTTTGATAACAGTAGTGAGTTTGAAGCTGGTACTAAAAAACTGGAAAAAGTCTCAACTCGTGAGATGATGTATAACCTCTTCATGAGAAATTCAAATGATAAAAAGTTATCAACTAAAATCAATATGATTATGGATAATCACCCTGGTTGGGGAAAAGGTCAGTTCAGAATTGGTGGAAAAAATACTAAAGGATTTAAGCGAATTAAAGAAAAATAGATCGGTTGCATTTTAAAATTCTATCGGTTGCATCGGTTGCACTTTTTAAGAAGAACGGTTGCATGCAACCGATATGCAACCGATAAATTAAAAGAACGGTTGCACCCTTAAACCCTTGATAATACTGATTTTTTTATACTATTTTTATATAATGCAACCGATTAACCGTTATTTTTTAAAAAAGTATTAATAAAAGTATTAATAATAGAGAAAGCCTATTAAATAAGGATTCTTAAATTTTATTTTTTAAATTTTGTTTTTTATCGGTTGCACGGTTGCATTTGATTTTTTAAACAATTTTAGGAGTTAAAAATGAAAGTTGACGTACAATGTCCGTTCTGTGGAGAATGCTATATTAGAAAGGTACAGCCTGATAAAATCTCCATTCGATGTTATGTCTGTAAGAAAGCATTATTTCTGAAATATGCGACAGACACAAAGGACGGTGTGAATAGTAAAGGTATTGGACGGTTAGCCTATGAACCGTTCGTCCACAATGAAGAAGTTGTGGAATTGAGAGAGGTATTTGAATGAGCATCAAACAACAAATGATTGAAGCATTAAAACATTCAATCGAGAAGACGGAAGCTGATATCATCGAATACTCAAAACCTTGTGAAAAGTCACTAGCACAGAATAGGACAGCACACAGAGAGTATTTAAAGAAGAAGTTGAAGAAAATGCAGAAACAGTTAAAGGAGTTGGAAGATGAAGTATAAAGTAACAGAATATAACTCAGATTTTCAAGAAGAACAAACGGGGACTTGTGACCTATGCTATGGTACTGCTTGGGTTGAAAATGGTTCAATCACGGTTGAAGATGAAAACGGAACTGAAACAGAAATTGAATTGACTGTTTGGGATTGGGACGATTATGACACAATCTATATTGATAACGTGGTTAATTTCTCTGCTTGGTTGCAAGAAAGGGATGTTGAGCCAATTAGTAAAAAAGCAGACTCTTATGCTTGCTGGTATTGGTTGAATGAATTGGTAGAGAAATATAGTGAGGAAGAAGAAGATGAATAAGCAAGAACTGATTGGAAAATACGAGTATTTGAACCATAACTTTTTCAGAAGGGTTGATACGTCTGAAGTTTTGAAAGACTTAAAACAACTAGACGAACCCGAAAAAGTCAAAGTGTCTGAGGAAGAAGCAAAATTTCTTAAAACGTTTGATTTTAATTGTAAAAGTGACGTTACAGCAGCTTTATATAATATTTCAAGAACTGGCTATGGTTATCATTTAACAGATAACAATGGCACAGAATTAAAAGGCTTGTCTGAAGAGTTTAGGAATATTGAAAATAGAAAAAGATTAATAAGAGCTATACTTTTCGGCTACGAGGTCGAGAAAGAAAAGCGGTATTGGGTGAAGATAAAGGGGGAAATTGAAGAAAACTGTTTAGTTTATGGATTAGGTATAAAAAGATATTTTTTTACAAGAGTCTACGACAGTTCAAAACGAAATGAACACACCCGAAAACAATTAGAAGAAGCAGGTTTTGGTGAAGTGTTTAACAGTACATTGTTTGAAGTCGAGGAGGTGGAGTGATGACAGATGTAAAAGATTTTATTCTAGCTATCAATAATTTAAAAATTGATATTATAACAAACTCAGATAAGCTAGACAGCTACGAGCTAGGAAATATCAAGAGACACGCAAGCGATTTATATGAAACTCTTGTATGGTTGCAGTATGCGAAGGAAGAGGTGGAGTGATGATACCAAAATTTAGAGCGTGGTTGAAGAAAGAACAGAAAATGGATAATGAAATTGACCACATCAGTTGGCTAGAGGATGAGTTATATTGTATTGGGGATGGAATTACTTACATGGTTTCAGCAGAAGATTTAGTACTCATGCAGTCAACAGGGCTTAAAGATAAGAACGGCAAGGAAATCTTTGATGGGGATTTAGTTGATTACAAAGGCAGAGAAGCAGTTGTCAAATGGCACGGTTCTTACGCAAGTTTTATTTACAGATTTGTAGATGGACTGCAAGAAAGGGTTTCAGAATGGGACCCACTATTTCTAGCTTGTTATCACTTTGAAGTCATTGGTAACATCTACGAAAACCCAGAGCTTTTGGAGGTTAAGCCATGAAACGATTCTTAATTGGCTATGCTTTACTTACGACTTGCTTGTTATTCATGCAACGTGAAGCACAAAAACCATTGCTAGTCTATCATGCAGATAGTAAATATGCTATCACTGGCAAGGTGGAAGAAAAACGAAAAATCGGAAAGCTATTCACAATCACGGTAAATGGGAATGTTTTTGTGGTGAGTGAAGATAAATATAAAAACATTGAAATAGGAGATGAGGTTGAGATTTGAAATTTTTAGATTTGTTTGCTGGGATCGGCGGATTTCGTCTTGGTATGGAGTCCGCCGGTCATGAATGTATAGGTTTTTGTGAGATTGACAAATTCGCAAGAGCGAGTTATAAAGCAATCCACGATACAGAGGGAGAAATTGAATTACATGATATTACAACAGTCACAGACGAAGAAATCAGTGCAATTGGACACATTGACGTTATTTGCGGGGGCTTCCCGTGTCAATCTTTTAGCATTGCTGGATCAAGAAGAGGATTTGAAGACACTAGAGGAACTCTCTTCTTTGAAATTGCACGATTTGCCGATATTCTTAAACCCAAGTATCTTTTTCTTGAAAACGTTAAAGGACTCCTTAACCACGACAGAGGAAATACCTTTAAAACAATCCTCGGAGCGCTTGATGGATTGGGGTATGATGTCGAATGGCAAGTGCTTAACAGCAAAAATTTCTCCGTCCCTCAAAATCGGGAGCGAGTGTTCATTATCGGACATCTTAGAGAAGGACGTACCAGAAGGGTTTTTCCTATCATCAGAGAAAATGCAAAATCTGATAATCAACAGTCAAAAATCGAAATAGTAGGGAATACTAAAAATCCGAATGGGACAAGTCAAGGGACAGGCAGTATTGTTTACGACTCAAACGTTTTAGTTGGTACGCTTTGCGCTAGAGATTACAAAGAGCCTAAACAAATCGCTATTCCCGTGCTGACACCTGACCGAGCGAATAAAAGACAAAACGGCAGAAGATTTAAAACGGACGGAGAGCCTATGTTTACGCTAACGGCACAAGACAGACACGGAGTGGTCGTTGAAAATAAAGTCAAGCAAGTAGGTAATTTAATTGATACAGAAAGTTTCGGTGGAAATCCTCACAGAGGGAGAGTATACGACATAAGTGGTATTTCTCCATGTCTTAATTGCGTGGGGGGTGGTGGACTTGAACCTAAAATCAGAGTTAAAGAAGCAACCAAACAAGGATATGCAGAAGCTGAAATTGGAGATAGTGTGAATCTATCTCATCCAAACTCTAAAACACGCAGAGGTAGAGTTGGTAAGCAGATAGCAAATACTCTTTTGACAGGAGAAAGTCAAGGGGTGGTAGAGCCTGATTTCAGAATTAGGAAACTGACACCTCGGGAATGTTGGAGGTTACAAGGTTTTCCAGATTGGGCTTTTGATAAGGCGCAAGAGGTCAACTCTAACAGTCAATTATATAAACAAGCAGGCAATAGCGTGACCGTAAATGTTATTGAAGTGATAGCGAGGGAACTATAATGGCAAAAGTGATTGAAGCACCAATTACGGATGAATATGGAAATCTAATTTATAAGCATAGGATGTTGTCATGCTCTAAATGCGGGCATTATCCACTTGAAACAAGTATAGATTATTGCCGTAAGTGTTTATCAAAACAGCATTTTACCAAAAAGCAATTAGAGGAGTTCGAATGAAGAAGAAGAAAAAGAAAGAACCGCCATTAAAGACTAATAAATACCGTGGCGAGAAATGGTTTCCGCTGCTTGGTCATGAGAAAATGTATGAAATCAGTGACTATGGTAGATTAAAACAAATTCGTACTAGTTCAGGTCAACTAATAAAGATAATTCAAAAAGGTATAAAGTTAAAACGTGATGGACGAAAAGAATTGATTGTAAATGTTGTTAGTCCAAAGACTGGAATAGCAAACTATGTACCTTTGCGTTTTCTGATGGAAATGCAATTCTTTGACAGGCAGTATGTAAAACCTATAGATGGTGATTACACGAATTTAAAATTATCTAATTTAATTCCAGTAGATAGGAGATGATATTGAATTATGAACACACTAGAAAATGTAAAGCAATGGTTTATTGACCGTGACCTAGAAAACGGTGGACGATTAGACAAGCAGTCACTCAAGTTTAGTGAAGAATTTGGAGAGCTATGCGCTGGTTATCTCAAGAAGAATGAGCAGTTAACCAAAGATAGTATCGGAGATTGTGCAGTCGTGATTGTCGGTCTAGGATTACTAATCGGTGAAGATGTGAATCAGATTTTTAAAGAGTCTGATAACATTCGCAAAAAAGATGTGATGGAAAGCTTCATCTCACTCAATGCAAACATCAGTGAGTTTCAACTCTCACAAGGATTCGCTAGTAAATTAATGTGCAGACATAATCTGGTACGATGCATTGGTTATCTAAAAAATCTTGGATATGACTTTGATGAATGTTTTGAGTTAGCCTATCAAGAAATTAAAGACCGTAAAGGTTTATGGATTGATGGTTCATTTGTGAAATGGGAGGAATTACCTGATGGACTACGAGCAAAGATTAAATGATAAGCAAAGACTACGCTTTGCATTTATGTTAAAACAAAAGCGCAAAGATAATAAGTTATCACAAGCAAAACTAAGTGACATCTTAGGATACGCTCAATCAGATATTTATAAATGGGAAACGTGTAAGGCAAGACCTAACTTGTATCAAGTGGAAGACGTAGCAACGTACTTTAATTTACCTATGAATGTTTTGATAGGAGAGTGAATTGCAATTAAGAAAAGAATTTAAGAAACTTAAAATAAAAAACATAAAGATACAGTCGTTGCATAGAGAAATTCAAGATTTAAGTATGGGTATTGTTAAAGGTCAGTCTTTTAACGGGATGCCTAAAACTCCAAGCAATGACAATCGCACGGAAGATCTAAATATTAAAATCACGGATAAGATAGATGAATTGTATAAGAAGATAGAACAAGAACAAGCAGAACAAGAATTCTTAACACGAGCTATCGAGTCGTTGAAAGACCCTATTGAAAACATTGTGATGCGTTTGCTATACATCAATAATCTAAGCTGGAGTGAGGTCGAAAGACGATTAAATTGTAGTCCCGCTACTATCAAGCGGGTTGTTGATAGAGCGTTTGTCAATTTATCTAAATTCTTTGAAAATAATGATAGTGTTTGAAAGTTTTAAAGTGGTATTATGATAGTATCAGCAAGAGGCTGATAAGACTCCTATATATTTTTCGGTGTTAGGGATACAAATTTTCATTGTTGATTTTCCTTTACGTTTTTAATTTTAAAATACCCCCCCTAACACCGTTTTAGTTTGGGAATACAGGTTACCGTAGGGGGTGATATTTGCATAAGCCGACTAGGTACCGTCGGCATGGATGCCAGTGGGTTCGAATCCCACTATTCTCATGAGAGGTCTTCATTAAACTACACTATTGTGTAGTTTTTTGTTTGTAGAAATGAGGTGGTGGA